GCGCCTATCAATGCCACCAAGCAAGGAAATAAGGTAGACATAAAGGATACTAGGTGCTATACTAGTATGGTGCTAAATCTTAATGCATTGGAACGATTGTTATATGGGTAAGTATCAACCACAGGTCAATGATTATGTCAAGTGGGAAAACAAGAAGTTTGAAGGATGGGTATATTTCGTTGATCATGAATACATAACGATTGAACTATATGTAAAACCTAAACCAAAGTGTACCTATACGAAGAACGAACGTCATAAGAATATTCATTGCTTATTACTCTGTTATCCCTATCAATGGTCTGAACTCACTTATGTCAAGTCTCGCAAATCCGTCTATGACACAGACAAAGAATCGTTATACAATCGTATGGAAGAAGCATAAGAAACGTGGTTATGTTTCCCGTCAAGAGGTTACTGTGATTGGGGAAGATGCTGCACTACATGTTATCAAGACTATGGTGCCAGATAAGAACAATTATGACGTATATTTGGCGTTTTAGTGCTGTTTTACCTTAAAATAACGTTTTAAATGGTATTATAAATATATGTCGCTGTTTTATAAGTTATCCACAATCGTTGTGGAAAAGTGTCTAATAGGTGTGGAAAAGTGTTATTAATGCCTTGTAAATGTGCTGAGGTGTTGTGATCTTAGCGAGCGTATCATGAGGAGAGAGTTTTGTCAACACCACCGCCGATTTTTTCCTGAGACCCACACAAACCACTTGACAGTATTGGAAATTTATTATATAATACAGAGGAACCCATCACCAGTCCGATGAACACTAGCCACGCAGAAAAGCAGCAGATCCGTGTCACATTAGACTTCGAAGTCTTTGCGGACTTTGATGTTCATCAGATAGACTTTCAGAAGGTCTTTGATATTGGTGGCGGAGAGAACTTGACAGTGACTGTGGAAGATTTGTCAGAAAATGTAGAAGAACTCTGGGAAGCAGCATATCTCTAATCGATTGACAGATTCTCTGAAAAATGTTATAATACACAGTGTCACTCATTGACACTTAGAGACACCAGTTAGGGCGCGGTTGATGATATCGCGTCGTGGCGCGTAGGGGCGTATATAAAAACGCTAACTACCCTAACCTACAACGAACCCAGATCGCGAACTAAATATACTTCATCTCAAAAAAATTCTGAGATTTAGAAAGGTCCTATTAGGTTCAGAGATGGAAAAAAATTTCGCGGAGAAATTTGAACGCCCATGGGGTTATTATGAGAATCTCCTAGAAGAGAAAGGTTACAAGGTAAAGAGGCTTGTAGTCAATCCAGATCAACAACTATCACTACAATACCACTTTCATCGCGCAGAGTATTGGACCTGTGTAGAGGGGAGTGGTTATGTTACTATTGGGGAAGGGTGTTATCATGCCACACCTCACAGTCACTACAAAATAGATGCTAGACAGCAACATCGGTTGAAGGGAGGTGAGAACGGCATAACTATTATAGAGGTTCAGTTAGGATCTCAATGTAATGAAGAGGACATTGTAAGATTAAAAGATGATTACAAACGAGTATAGATTTCACATTTACGCTAAGGATAAATGTCTTTATTCGAGTCTAACAAATGAAGAGTTTGAGGAGACCTGGGAAACGCTGAAAGGCATGGTGGGTCTCATGAAAACAGACTATGAAGAGTCTGATTTGAATTATGAGAAAGTCAAATTAATGAAATACTCGGAAGAGTCTTCGTATTGACATATCATAGATACACTGGTAGAATTGAAATGTAGGTTATTCGAACTTATGGCAAAAGGATTTACAGTTAAAGCAAAGACCCCTCCGGTACAAAAGAAGGAGGAGTTTGACATCGATGGAATTAAAGCTCGGATGAAAGGCAAGAGCATTGTGTTCTGTCTTCCAGGTCGTGGAGTCTCATATGTATACTTGAAGAACTTTGTTCAACTATGTTTCGACATGGTTCAGAATGGAATGAGTATTCAGATTAGTCAGGATTACTCTTCGATGGTGAACTTTGCACGGTGCAAGTGTCTCGGAGCAAATGTGTTGCGTGGACCGAACCAGCTTCCCTGGGATGGTAAGTTGCAGTATGACTATCAGTTATGGATTGATAGTGACATTGTATTTGACACATCAAAGTTCTGGCAACTGTGCGATATGGCGCTAGCTGAGGATGGCACAGAGAAAGAGATTGTTTCTGGTTGGTATTGCACAGAAGATGGGAAGACCACTTCTTGTGCTCACTGGTTGGAGGAAGAGGACTTCCGTAAGAGTGGTGGTGTCATGAACCATGAGACTCTGGAATCCATCTCAAAGCGCCGCAAACCGTTCACAGTTGACTACATTGGTTTCGGTTGGTGTTTGATCAAGAAGGGTGTGTTTGAGCACGGAGAGATGAAGTATCCATGGTTTGCACCAAAGATGCAAGAGTTTGAATCTGGTGAAGTGCAAGACATGTGTGGAGAGGATGTATCATTCTGTCTCGATGCAATTGCAGCAGGTTTTGATATCTGGGTGGATCCAAGGATTCGCGTTGGTCATGAAAAAACACGGGTAATTTGATATGGCAAAGATGAAGCAGTCCCTCACTGGGGGGAATATGATTGAGTCTAGTCCGAAGAAAACTCGTCAGGGAACTGGGAAGCATACTAAATATGCAGCGAGCTCGCGTAACTCGGCTCGTAAACGTTACAGAGGACAAGGAAGATAATGAGTCAACTCGTCATCAATCTCCCTGCACAGAAAGTGTGGGTTCGCAAAGAATATCTAAGGGATTTGAAGGACGGGTATGGTGAGTTTGTAGAGGGCGTTTGGGTGACTGCTAAAAGCATCCCCGGACGCGCTTTTTATTTTGAGACCTACCTACCCGAATATGGTGCAATGTTTGATAAGTTGCCCATCAGTGCCTTTGTATCAGAACCAAAGACACCAGATCCCGATTTAGATCTACCAAATTTACAATTTTGGAATTGTATGGACTATGGAGTCCGCTGTATTGAGAAGCAATTTATCGGATCTATGGACTTTGAAGTCCGCACACGACACTTTGGTAACTTGAAAGGTGAGTATTTGTTTACTTTGGACAACTACCACCCTGATCACGATATAATTGATACCAATGTAAGTGAGATTCCACAAGAACACAAGTCACATAACTGCATTGAATTAGAAAATGGGCAGTATGCATTATATCCAAACAATAGAACAAGAATTTATGACCTATCAATCACCCCGGAAACGCCACTTACACCCGATTTCAAGGTCTCCACGGAATATTATCAAGTTGAAAATGGAATCCGATGGGGTAGACTCGGGATACCGATGAGTATTTTTGGGAAACTCCTTCTGAATCACGAAATAGCGGCATTGGAAGCACCAACATTTGAGTGTGGACCCTCTCATTTTACCCAAGGATATGGTTTCTTTGGTAATGTTGAAAATTCGGCTCTAAATAAGACAGAAGTCTTATCGATAACCGGTGCCACAACCAGTCTCACGGGCATTTAAAGACATTTCCTTGTCTTTCATGAAGCACCCGATCACTCGGGATCTAATTGCGCTGTCAAATGAGCGTGCTATTTCTCGTTCTATTAGGAATCTGGTGCTTACTGCCCTAGGAGAGCGTCCTTTTCAACCAAGATTAGGATCTCAAATTTCTAGAAGTCTTTTTGAACTGTTAGATTATGGTACAGCGTCCGTAATTCAAAAAGATATTGAAGTTACAATTAAAAATTTTGAACCAAGAGTGGAAATCAACACTATTGAAGTGAGACCTCAGTACGATCAAAACGGATATAACGTATTGGTCTCATATTTTATCGTTGGGCAACCTAGAACCCCGGTACAATTAGAGTTTATCCTTCAAGTAACAAGATAATGCCACTCACAAAATTCTCAGATCTAGATTTTGATCAAATTAAGACGCAAATTAAGAATTATTTGCGCTCAAATTCTAATTTTACAGACTTTGACTTTGAAGGATCTAACTTTTCGGTCCTAATTGATACGTTAGCATATAATACTTACATTTCTTCGTATAACGCCAACATGGTGGCAAACGAAGTTTTCATTGATAGTGCCACATTGAGAGAAAACGTGGTTTCTCTCGCAAGAAACATTGGATATTTACCATCTTCTAAGAA